AGCGGCGGCGGGTTCGAGTGTGGCAGTAATGAAACAATGGATTTCAGCGCAAGACAAACGCACAAGAAGGATTCCGCGTGACCAATTCGACCACTTACATATGAACGGCGTGGCCGTTGGATTTGACCAACCATTTGTTGTGCCTTCAACAAGCGCACTCGACGCGATGCAATATCCAGGTGACCCAAATGGAAGCGCGGGAAACGTTTGTAATTGTAGATGCGTTGTTGCATTCGTACCAATTAGAGATGGTCAAGGGCGGCCCGTTCCTGTCGAAGAATACAGGCCACAAAACGCAAGCGAGTTCAGACAATTATACCTTGCAGCGCAAGTAAATAGAAATTTATTTGCATAAAAGAAAAAATAACTAATTTTGTACAAACAACGACAAATGAAAAAGTACGAATACAAAGATATGGTGGGGGATGTGGTGGACGTTGACACCGCGTGTCGTAAAGTTAAAGCCGTATGGTCACGGATGGGAAACATCGATTTAGATTCGGACATAATAATGCCAGGTGCATTTACAAAGACGATTGCAGAGTGTGGCCCGATGGGTAAGAATCAGATTTGGTCTTTGATAGATCATAAAGCAACAATGGGCAACGTAATAGGTAAACCTTGCGAATTATACGAAGAAGGTGATATGTTAGTGGCCGTTACTGAAATATTAGACACCGAAGTCGGTGAAGATGTTTTAAAAATGTACACGGCGGGATTGATTAACCAACACTCAATCGGATTTGCAACAATTAAAAGCGATTGGCAAGACCAGGAACAAACAGTAAGACAAATCAAAGAAGTAAAATTGTACGAAGGTAGCGCGGTGCTATGGGGTGCAAATCCTTTGACGCCAACAATAGCAATCACGAAAGATTATTTTACTAATGAGATGGCAGACACATTAACACAACGATTCGAGAAACTTTCAAGCATAGCAAAGAAGGGAACATTTACCGATAAAACTTTTTCCTTATTGGAAATCGAAATAAAACAAATACAAAGTGCGATAGATGAATTACTCACTTCACCCGACCGTAAGAAGTCAGTAGAGCCGAGAAATGAAATACTTGAAGCCTTAAGACAATCAAACATTAAATTATCTAAATTTATTTAGCAATGGACAATCAAATCTTGGCCGAAGTAGGTAAAATGACCGAAATGGTAGAAAAAATTAAGACCGAAAGCGAAAAGCAATCGAAGGATTATGGCGCATTAACTGCCCAAATCGACGCTAAAATGGCTGCATTTGCAGCAAGCGCAGAATCAAAAAGCAGCGACGAAATTCGCGCGTTTCAAAAAGAAATGCAATCACAATTCGATTCTTTGGCTACAAAGTCAAATGTTATCGGTGAGAAAAAAGAGCAAACTCTTTCTGAAGGAATTGCAGAAGCATTGAGCGGAATCAATTTCAAAGAAGGAATTGACAACGAAATGACTCAAAAATTACGTTCAGATAGAAAGTTCCGTATTGAACTTCCTAACGTAAAAGCAATGGGATTGAACAATTTAGTAGGTGACCCACAAGCAACCTATTCAATTCGTCAAGCAATTTTGCCAGCACAAAAAATCAACTTCCGTGACTTAACCCCAACGGTTAACACTGAAACAGGTCTTTATGTGTTCTACAAAGAGCAAGTTGCTTCAAACAACATCGCAGTACAAAGCGAAGGTTCTACCAAAGCAGAGAACACCTACTCTTTCACAGAGGTTAAAGTTGTTCAAAACTACCTTGCGGGTTATTCAACTTTCACAAAGCAAATGGCTACTTCATTACCTTGGTTGCAATCAACACTTCCAAGAATCTTGATGAGAGATTTCTTTAAGAAAGAAAATGCAAGTTTCTTTACAACTGTTAGTGCTGCCGCTACTGTTACAACAAGTGCAGAAACTGACAACGTTAAGAAAATCATCGATATGATTGCACAACAAATGGATTTGAACTATAACGTTTCTTATGGTTTAGTTTCTAACGCAATGATGGCTTCTTTGCTTAAATCAACTTACACCAATGGTTATTACTCTGGTGCGGGTGGTTTAACTTTGAATGCTACAGGAACAGGCGTGACAATCTTCGGAGTGCCTATCCTTCCTGCATCTTGGGTAACTAACAATCGCGTTTTATTAATCGATACCGATTACCTAGAGCGTGTACAAGTTAAAGGTCTTGCAATCGAATTAAGTTACGAGAACGGAACAAACTTCGTTCAGAACTTAGTTACTGCAAGAATCGAGTGTCAAGAAGAAATCAACTTAATGTTGGGTGCTTCTGCCGCTTACGGAACACTTGCCTAATCTTGGTGTGGTTTAGTTTATAGTAAGAACCCTACGCTTAATTGCGTGGGGTTTTTTTGTTTATATTTGTGTATGCGAATACTATATTCTGCGAAATACTATTTGCCCGATTACCGCGCGGGCGATAGTGTCAATGCACACACCATTCACAAGTTTTTAATTAGTCGCGGTCACGAAGTTGTAGTAATGCGCGGACGTATGCAAATGCCATACGAGATAGACGGCATAAAGGTTGTACCGCGTGATAGTGTTTGGTATGAATGGGCCGACGTAGTAACAACCGCATTAGATTTTACGCAAGCGACGATTGAAGATGTTTCGACGTTGCGCCCGATTATTTTTTATATGCACAACACGTTCTACGAAACAACATTGAATCGAAACCCGCACGTTTCAATAATTTATAACAATCCGTATGTTGAGCGCGAAAGCAATTACACTAATGATGGCATCACAATAACGCCACCGGTAGATCCCGAAGATTACCAGGTTAATAACACGGGCGCGGAATATATTACGCTTATTAATTGCAATCGCGGAAAGGGTGTTGAGATGTTCGCTAAAATAGCCGCAGCATTGCCCGATAAAAAGTTTTTAGCAGTATTAGGCGGCTACGGGATTCAATCGCCACCAAAGGCCGATAACGTGACAATATGGGACATTAAACACGATGTGCGTGAAGTGTACAAGGTCACAAGATTACTTTTGATGCCATCGCTTTATGAATCGTGGGGAAGGACGGCAAGTGAAGCCGCGTGTAGTGGAATACCAGTGATTTGCAACGACACTTGGGGGTTGCGTGAGAATTTGGGCGAGGATGGTATATTTTGTAGTAATTTTGTAGAGTGGATTGACGCAATAAACAAGATGGACGAAAAAAAAGAATACGACAAAGCAAGCGCAGCAATAAAGAAACGTGCGATTTCGCCTGTAAAGAAACTTGAGGAATTAGAAAAGTTTATGCAAAAGAAGATTAACGAACACAACAAAAAGAAAGAATATGTATAGTTATGTAATTGACGAAACAATAACCGAGATAGGTTACCCAACTGAACCCGTAACAATAGACGAAGCGAAAGCCTATGCGCGTGTTGACGTTACAAGCGCGATTCAAGACACTTTATTCGGCTATTGGATAAAAGCTGCGCGACAAGCAATTGAGCAAATGACGGGGTTATCTTTAGTGTCTAAAAACGTTGTGGCAGAAATTCAAAATTGGCAAGGTAATATGGAACTACCATACGGCCCTATTACATCAACAATCGCGTGGTTAGATTTCAACGGCAATGTTCCTACGGTTATAATCGAGGGCAATCAATTTCCGCGCATACCAATTCCGTGTGGTTATTTAAAAGCGACCTACACGGCGGGTTATACCGACAACGTGCCAACGGAATTAAAGATTGCAATATTGAATCAAGTAACATCGTGGTACGAAAATCGTGGCGACGAAGCGACGTTAAATATGCCAGCAAGTGTTGTTACTATTTGTCAAAAATATTCACGCATAGGCTTAATAATGTAACTATGAAAATAGCAAGAAGAACAGGCGAATTAACGGCCGCATCGCTTAAAGATAGATGCACACTAAAGAAACCAACACTAACAAGTGACGGGCGCGGTGGCTACGTTACAACGTACACATCGCAAGAGGTGTGGTGTATGGCGATTCCGCGAGCAAATTCAAGACACACCGACCAGGCGCAAATTATATACGACGACATCATTGATTTTTATATTCGTTACGGCGTGCCATTTGATGCGTCTTATGTTGTAGAGTTCAAGGGTGCGGAGTATGTTGTGCAAAACGTAAACGACATAAACAATCGATATCAATATTACAAGTTTGAAGGCGTTTCAAAGAAATTATAATGCTAAAAGTTGACCTATTAGGCACAAAAGAACTACGCGCGGCTATTGAAAAAGCCGAGAAAAAACTTGTGGAAGGGGTGAATAGGGCAATGGATGCTAGTGTTAAAGATATACATCTTAAACAAGTAGTATTATCACCTGTTCGTTTTGGTAGATTAAAACTTGGAAATACGTTTAATGTAGAAAAACCACTTTATAAAGAATTAGAAAATGCAATTGAATATGCGCCTTATCAAGAATTTGGAACAGGTGAATTTACATTTACTGGCGAAACGTGGATGAATCCCGAATTAATGGCAATAGCAGAAAACTTTAAGGCAAAACCAAGCAAACGCAAAGTCAATATGATGCCAAAACCTTTCTTTTACGCACCATTCTACGAGGAAGTACCGCGTCTAATTAAAGCAATCGAAGAAATTTTAAAATAATAACTATATTTGTATTGTGAAATACTTTTGGAAATACGGCATTCCCGCATACATTAACGCATTGAGTGGTAAAATATACTTCAATGGATCATATTCAAGCGTTAAAATATACGACGGAATGGTGCCACCAAATGCAACGAGCGACCAAATTTACATCGTATTAGGTGAACGTTTGACAAATCAAACAGATAATAAAACGATGAATCAATTTAGCGCGTCTTTGTTGGTGGATGTAGTGAGTAAGAGTAATAATTTTGGATATAGCAGTAGCGAGGATGTGGCGCAACAAATTATGCAGATAATTAATTCAAGCGCAAACCCCGACACGATGCCCGACTTCCAGGTTGTCACAACAAGAACATCGACATTTAATTTATCGGGATTAAATCCGATGGATAATGTTTTTAGAACGCTTATTAGATTTGAACATAAAATTTTACAACAATAAAACTTAAAAAATGGCACAATTAGAAATTAATGGAACGGACATCCTTGTATTAATTGACCGCACTGGTAGTGGCACT